TGCGCTGCTGCCAGGGTCAGGTAGCTGTTTGCGTCGGCCGCGCCTGGCGTGGCCACGATTGCGATTGCCATCGTCAGGTTCCGGTATGTCTAGTTTAGGCTCCGCCATAGAGAAAGAGGCCACCTCCGTAGAGGCAGCCTCCCGTTCACGCAGTCGCCGAAAAGCGAACAGACCCATCAGTCGCGCTTGAGCAGCACGGTCAGGATCACACCAGCCAGATTGGTGGTGGTGCCGGTCACGTCAAACGACAGGCGATCGCCAGCCTCAAGGACCAGGTTGGCGGTGGTGTCAGTCAGAGCCGGAGCCTGACTGGTTAGAGCGGTGCCCTTGAGGTTGATCTTGGTGGTGCCGAGCAGGTCATCACCAGCGGTTGCGGCTTCCGTGCCTTGGCAACGACGGATCGTGCCGGTGACAGCAGAACCGTCATCGCCAGCGACGGTGTGCACTTCACGGATGCTCACCACTTCGCACTTCACCGGAGCGGTGAAGAACTGCACATCAGCCACCGAAGAGGCGATGTAGTGGGTAGCAGTGATGTACTGCTCGTTGGACAGCTCGAACTGGGAAGGTTGTGCCATGGCTAGTTACCTCAGTAGTTAGAAGTACAGGTAGCACGCACCACACCGATATTCTTGGTCTCGTACACCTTCGTCCAGTTGCCAATCGTCGCCAGTTGTGCCTGGGTGGGGTTGACAGTGCCGACAGTCCACTTAGCGCCAACCGGGTGGTAGCAGTAGTGCAGGTCGATCGACATGGCATCGCTCTTGGCGAGGATGTCACGATCGGTTTCGGTCTGCATTGCCATCTGCTCACCGCTGGCGATAGCGCCGGCAGTGAAGAAATACACCGGATAATTGGTGCTGGTAGGTGCCAGGTCGTCCGAGACGATCACGCGCAGACCCATGTAGGTCGGGACGCTCACCTCGCCGAAGGCAGCAGCAATCGAACCGCCCGACTGGGTGGACGTGGTGCCGCGTGCATCAGTGGTGGCGACATAGTCGATCGCTTTGCGCTCAACCAGGTCGTAGTAGATCGCCGAGTGCATAGCAACGGCGGTCAGCTTGTCGCCTTGATCGCCCAGCTTGGCGCGAACCTTCGCAACAGTGCGAGGGCTCAGGGTGCCCATGCCGGTCGTGTCAACACGCAGATCAGTGAACGCAGGGCTATCGGAACCGGTGAGGGCACCGAAGACACCCTCGAGGCACTTGATCAGGTCCTTCTGCCGCTGGTTGGCGACATAGTCAGCCACCTTGGCGCCGATGGCAGCCATGGGGTCAGCGCCAGCAGCCAGGGCTGCCAGATCGCGGGCTTCCCATGCACGACCACGGTGCAGGATCACGCCAACTTGCTTGTCAGCAGTGATCTTGCTAGGCGACAGGCTGGTGCTATCGGACAGCACCTCGAAGTCGCCAGTCAGGTTGGCCTTCCAGAAGGGAACGTTGATGTAATCACCACCCTCAGTAGCGTTCAGCTCAGCCATCGGCTGCACCACACCGCTAGCCAGGAAGGCGTCGCGCTGGGTGGTCTGCTCAATGACATAAGGCGTGAACACTTCTGGGATGATGATGTCAGAGCGAAGAGTCGCCATGATGAATCACCAGAAATGGTTTACGGTGTGGGCGCAGCCCGTATCACCAGCGCAGCCGGTTAATTGCAGCTTAGCGGTTGGCGGTTGCCTTCATGCGCTCGTACAAATCACGATCAGTGCGGAATAGTCTGGCCTGCTCAGTCAGGTTGAACGATTCACGGCTGAACGGGTTTGACATGCCGGTTGGGATGCTGCTGCTGACACCACCAGATGGCGCGCCACTGCCCTGTGGCTTGGGTTGCTTTTGCATCCATGCCGGCAACGTCTTGGCCCATTCGCTGACTGGTGTGCGCTGGTACCCATCAACGACGACGACAGTGCCATCAGGATCGCGTTCGATCTGATCGGCACTCAGCTTGGTCTTGAGCACCATGTCTGGGTCGTGCACGATGTCAGCCAATGCCGTCACGGCTGGTGTGACCAGCTCCAGCTCACGCACGCGGGCCTCGAGTGACGCAATGCGCTGGTCCTTTTCCGCCGTCGCCTCACGGAACTGCTGCTCCAGAGCCTGTCGCGCCTCTTGATACTTGCCTTGCGACTCAAGCTGCTGCTGTTCATAGTTGCGCTTGAACTCCAGCAGTTCATTGACATCTACGCCATCAGGAACAGCAGGCCCTTTCTTTGCAGCGCGTAGTTCAGCAATCAGTTCTTTGTTCTTGCGTTCTAATGCTTCAACGCTTCGTTGCAAATCCTCAGTCGCCGCAGGCTCCTGGGTTTGTGTTTCATCCGACATGAATAACCCGCAGGGTTAAGTACGCTGCCATCGTATCAGCTAGACGGCAATGGCACGGGAATGGGACACACCAATCCGTGAACCGTGGAACCCGTTGATCAAGGCGTGCCTTAATGCCATCGACCGCCATGAGCACCTGTACCGCAGCACCGGCAACGGCTGGCACGCGGCCAAAGCACATGAGCTGCGGGGGTATGTGTCAGAGCTGAAGGACTGGATTCACCAGCAAGAATCAGCTACCACTTCACCTTATCCGCCCAGTAAGCCGGGGACATCTTCCCGCGGGCAATGTTACTGGCGTGCCTTGCCTTGAACGATTCTCGCCTAGCCTTGGCCGCGGCTGATTCGCCTTCACGCGGTGGGCTACCGCTGACGCCCTGCTGACCGAACCTAATCAGCTTGACGGTCTCACCTTCCTTGGCGAGCACCACATGGGACTTAGTCGGGTGCCCTGGTGTCCGCTTGGGTTTGTTGTAACCCTCGAACTGCTCGCCGCGGTAGGTGATCATCGCCGTGGTGCAGGTTTCAGCTCTGACCGCTTTTTGATGACCGCGTTGCCGGTTGACTCGGATTTGATCCGCACGATCGGATCGTCCATGCTGCCGACGCGGGTGACACTGCCACCGCCTTGCGTTGGTATGGTCTCCCGCTCGCCGCCAATGCTGGTGATCACGCCAAAGGTGCGCGTGCCTTGGTAATTCCAGCTAACCCGGTCGCCGCGTTTCATTTCTTCTTGCCGCCTTTCTTGGGCATGGGCTTTTGAGGCTTGGCTGGTCCGGTGTACTTAGGCATCACTTTTTACCTTTGGGTTTACGGGCTTTGCCGGCTTTGGACAGGGCGATGGCGACGGCTTGCTTTTGCGGCTTGCCGGCCTTCATCTCGGTTTTGATGTTGGCCGAGATGGTCTTCTGGGAGCTACCTTTCTTTAACGGCACCGTACCTAGCGCGCAACTGATCTAAGGTTAGCTCTGACCCATCATCGCGGACGAGTTTCGTGATCGCTGCGCTAGGGCCGTACTTCTCGGACAGCTTGTCAAAGTAGGCCACCTTGCCAGCGCCGAGGGCCTTTGCCTTGACCGCCAGCGGCTGCTTAGCTAACCACTCGCCGTAGGTGGTGTCAGCCGGCACCTGCCCGCCAGCGCTTGCGCGGGTGCCTTCTGGTGGTGGTGTGAACCCAAGGCCCTCGTAGTCGATCACCGGCACTGTTGTGCTGCGGCAGTTGAAATGCTGCGGCGGTGTCGGTCCTTTGCCGTATGGGAACTCCTTCCCATCAAGCGCCCGGCATATCGCGCTGGTCCTGGTGTCAAGCGTGGCGACGTAGCGATACTTGCTGGTGATGTCTGGGTTGGCCTCATACACCTGTTGGCTGGCGGTGTTGGCCACCTGGTTGATGCTCGTGCGAACGAGGGCCACCACTTGGTTGTCCGCTACTGCTGTGGCTTGCCCGCCTGCGGCCACCAGTTGCCTGACGGTCTTGCCCTCCTCGCCGAACTGCAAACTGCCGATCAGCCGCTTAGCAATGGCAGGCGTCGGCTCACCAGTCAGCAGCCCCTGCCGGACCACCTGCGAGAACCGCTCAGCCTGATCCACCGCAATGCCCCTGAAGGCTTTGCTGATCACCTCGCCATTGGGTAGCGTGATCGTTGCGCCCTTGGCCGCGGTGAGGCTGAAGGTGCCAGTACCAGCCTGCTGCGCTAGGGCCTCTGCGCCATAGACCGACTTGAACAGGTCATCCGACAGCGCGACCACATTGAGTTGCGTCGGATCGGTCGTGACCACGCTCTGCGCA